TACCGTGATTATCAGAAATCTACAGTAGCTTCGGGATTATATTCTACAAGATCAGTTACTTGTAGTGCAATGAAGATAGTAGAGATACCACTTCTAGCACCTTTAGTCCAAGCATACTGATATACTTTAACTTTACCTTTAGAACCATTACCTACTATTTCAGGCTTAACAGGTTCTTTAGCTGCATCTACAACATGTGGAGCATCATAGATCTTTCCTGTAGGACTTGTAGCCCACCGCTTAAGGTTGACATAGTACTCTAGTCCTTCAGGAGTCTCTTTAGACTTAACATTTAAGTCCTGAGAGGTCCAAGTCTCAGCCACATGAGAGTCAGTAGTAACAATCTGAACTTCCCAAGCATCACCAGATCCAAATGGATTTACTGGCTTAGCCAACTTAGCCCAACGAAACTCACAGTTATTAATGATACGAGTTACTGTATTTGACATGATAGTTCTCCTTTAAGTTAATCATGTTTATGGTATTCACTATGAACACCCCTGAAGAGACTCTAAGAGTCCCTTCTAGGCTGCCCATTGATATCTACTGGTCCTTCATACATAGTCTCATAAAATACATCACACATGTTAAGAAGATAAATAGGTGATGTATAAGGTAATTCATCTATAAATCTTTCCATGAGAGTATCTAGTATATCAGGTGATCTAATAGGATAATATTCTTCTTTATAATCCATTAATAAATTATAGCTATTAGTGTCCATTAATTACCCCTATATGTCTCCAAGACTTACCATGTACTATATTATGTACTGTTTGTCTATTAAGTTCAAACTTTCTAGCTACTTCTGATTGAGTTAACCCCTCATTAACTACTAAATGAATAATAAGAATTACATCTTCATCAGTTAATTTAGTTTTATAATGCTTAGATCCTCTATAAGCAAAATTCATAGTATTATTCCTTAATCTTAAGTACATACTCTTTAATAACATCATCTATCTTACCCATAGGTACACCATCAGCGTACTGTTCACAGACATTAAAGATAAGATCAGAGTATCTATTTTGTATCTTAATAATTTCCTCCCTGTAACTACTAAGTAACATATCACATCTATTTTTCATCACAAGTAAATTGGTAGTAGACATCACAGTGTCCTCCTGATGTACTGAAATTGAACGCTAGGTACTCTTAGTATACTCTTAATATACTCTTAATATACTCTTAATATACCTTAATATAACCTTAATATATATTAAATTTCCCCCCGGAGGGAACCCCCTCTCCTTAACCATGCTACTAGCAACCTTAAGAAAGATAAGGGGTTTTTTATTTTTACCTCTTTCTCTTATTACCATACTCATACTTAGTGTTAATTAGTTGACTTCTAAGATCTAAGAGTGCTGCTCTATGTGTACTTCCATAACCCTTATTGTTATACACTATAGCAATCCACTGATTATCTTCTTCTACTAAACTTACAGCGAAGTTCTGCATAAAGTTCATTAGAGTTGTATCAGAGACTTTATCTCTATTGATCCATGTAGGAACCATTTGAGTGTAGAAATCATCGTTATCTTCGTATAGATTATCCATTGTATTTTCCTTTGTTTTTAATTAACCAACATTTCGCACATGAGTAGAATATATCTTTCTCTACTACATCTGCAGGTGCATTACAGTAATTACACTGAGGCTTACATTTCTCCCCATCTTGCACTCTTGAGCCACTCATTATCTGCTTTAGAGTTTGCTTCACGACTCCTCCTAGTGTGCTCACAATCATCACATAAAAGTAATTGACCACGAACACCAGTAGTGCCACAGTCAGATTCTACCTCACGATAGTCATATCCTGACGGGATGTATTGATATACTTTGTTTGGACAACTCATAGTGTACTCCTTGTGTTACTTTGGGTGATATTTTATGTGTCCTTTGAGGGACATTTTGTTTGTCTTTCGATGCCCCCGAAGAACACTCCAGCTTTCCTCCGCCCTCGCATAGGATACCTTGCAATGTCCTCCAAGTGGCCTCTAAATGCCCCAGAGTGCTCCTCTCTGTGCCACTCTGAGGCTCTTTTAGGGTGCTTATGCCTCCGTATTAGACATGTTTCATTACTTCGATAGCAAACCCGTATGGATTAGACTGATACGCTTGGTATTCCTTTTGAGACACTTCATGCATAGCTACACCATCTTGTATAACTTCGTCTATCCACTGATGAACCTCAGTGTCTGACATCTCTGGTTCGTCTTTTCGTAGATGCTTTACTGCTTCTACCATACGTACTGTTAAACTTTCCATAATGTTTCTCCTATGGTTACAGCCGAAATGACTGACATGAGACACCCCGAAGAATGCCTCATAGCTGTCACTTAAGCATTAAATACTTCGATAAGAGCTTGGTCTAATTCGCTAATCTCTTGTACTTCAAAAGAACCGAACCAGCGATTAGGATCAAAGCCACCGAAAGCTTCAAAGACAACAGGATAGTTGCCTTCTTTAACTCTAAGTAACTCATTGCAGAAAGCTAAACGTTCCTCATTGTTGCTTCCATAACGATAGAGATGACACATACGAACCTTACCATCCGAGCATGTAGCATAAATAGTATGTCCTCTGTCATGCTTAATAGACTTAAGCGACTCAATGAAAACAACATCAGACTTACGTGAAGCCATACCTGCATTTTTAACGTCAAACATAATGTTTCTCCTTTAGTTTACGTTAGTGACCTATCTCATCAGTGTATGGAGGTCATCCCATACAGACACTCAGAGACGGGTTAGCTAGACCCTGAGGGAATGTCCCTGAGTGTTTCGAATTAATGACTAACAAACATTAGCATTAACCCAAAAGCAAATCCACCGAAACATATATTCAGTAGACGATTACCAAGCTCATATGATGCTTGTCTTTCTTCGTCTGAAAAAGAATGTGTCTCAAACCAAGGTGCAATGAAGCAAGCTAGAGCGAAAGAAACAGTTACAAGAAGAATTCCGAAAAGAAAAGTATTGAATGCTAACATGATACACCTCCTACAGTGTGTTGCCCTTAGAATAAGGGGGGTCTTAATGTACTATCAGGTACATTATTATGAGGATTCATCTTTAAACACACACAGAGGAGCCCCTAAAATTTTCTAGAGGAGTCCCTAAATTTTTTCGGAGGGGGTACTCAAATTAAAACCATGATTCCTAAAATCTCTTATTTATCAATAGTTTACTAGAAGCATGGTTAAGGAAAAACTTAGCGTTATCAAGTAGTTAGTAGAAGACCCTAGAGGATACTATGGGATTATCCAACAAGAAAAAATTAGAATTACTAAAAGAAAAACAAAGAAGAGATAAACAAGAGTATTACAAAGAGAACTTCGAAGACTTCTCTAAAGATCATATAAAGATTATCACAAAAGATTCCTCAAAGGGATTTGTTCCTTTTGAATTTAATGATGCTCAGAAAGTTATTAATGATAAACTAGAACAACAATTAAAGGATACCGGAAAGGTTAGGGCTATTATTCTTAAAGCTAGACAACAAGGTATTTCTACTTATTGTGCTGCTAGAGTATTCTGGAAGACTTATTATAACGCTTATACTAGATCTGTGGTGATGGCTCATGATAGTCCGACATCTGATGCATTGTTTGCTATGTCTAAAAACCTTATTCAGAACATGGATGAGGATATGCGGCCTGCTTACTCTAGGTCGAATGCTAAAGAGATTCAGTTTGAGCATAATAATGCGGGTTATAGATTATATACTGCTGGGTCTCCTGAAGCTGGCAGGGGTACGACACCGACAATTGCTCACCTCTCAGAAGTCGCTTTTTGGCAACATGACGAAAAGATTCTTGCGGGTTTGTTCCAAGGGATATCCCAAGCTGATAACACTGAGGTTATCCTTGAGTCAACAGCTAATGGTGCTTCAGGGGAATTCTATAGACTCTGGAAAGGAGCTGTAGATGGAACTAATGGTTATATTCCTGTATTTGTTCCTTGGTATCTTACTGTTGAATATAGGGTAACTGCTCCTAGTAGCTTTGAATTAACTTCTCAAGAAGAAGATTTAGTTACTAAATATAATTTAGATAATGATCAATTATATTGGAGAAGGTTAAAGATAGCTGAGAGTGGGGAAAGAAAGTTTCAACAAGAGTACCCTGCAGAACCTGAAGAAGCCTTTATTGTATCTGGTTCTAATGTCTTTAGTACTGAGATACTTAATGACATGAGAGCTACTGCTGCAAGAAAACGTCTAAGGTTCAATGATGAATATGGTTCTTGGGATGATAATAGGGATGGGGAATTACAAGTATGGATTCCTCCTCAGTTTGATGAAAAATTTGTAATAGGGGCTGATGTAGCTTTAGGTACTAATCAAGACTATAGTATAGCAGTAGTATTTAATACTGATCGTAAACTATGTGCTATGTATAGAACTAACATTATGGACCCAGGTACATTCGGAGATATCTTATTTTATTTAGGTAGATACTACAATAATGCTTTAATGGCTGTAGAATCTAACTCAATAGGTAATACTACCCTAGATCGTCTAATGCAAATGTCTTATCTTAATCTCTATTATGAAACTAAAGTAGCTTCTATGAGAACTAAAGATACTACTCGATTAGGATTTAGAACTACAGCTGCTAGTAAACCTAGGATCATTGGTTATCTTAAAAGGTTAATAGAAGATTTAGATATACATATTCCTTCAGATATTGTTATACAAGAGTTAAAGGATTATATTGCTAATGATAATGGTAAAACAGAAGCTATGCAAGGGTCTCATGACGACACTATTATGGCTATCGCTATTGCCATGGAAGTCTTACGCACTCACTCAGACCGACTTACTAATGATACTGTCTCATGGAGACATAAAGCGTCTTTAATACAGGAGGATACTACAACTTGGCTGTAGATAATTCAAAGATAGCGGCTGCTAAAGAACGATTAAAAGATCATCCGGGTGGTCAAAACCTTAAGATGATTACTAATAGTGATAAAGCTAGAGAGTATCAAAGGCGTTCTGTAGAAGCTAGAAAAAGAAATAAAGAAAGAGTTCAGGATTTACGTACATTCTGGAAAGATTTTGATAGGGCTGGCTTAGGTTTAGAGGCAGATCAAAATGTTAAGGGTGTAGATGTAATTGAATTCTTAATGAAGAAAGCATTTATGGATGAAGATTTTGAGTTAGCAGGTATGTATGCTGAAAAGTTAGCTCAATATCAGACACCGAAATTAGCTTCTCAACAGGTAACAAATACCAATATTGATCTCAAAGATCTGTCTGATGAAGAATTCCAGGCAGAGTTAGAGAAGCTAGAGGCATTAAACTCTAAGGGAAATCCGGAGTGAAGATTTCTACCATGTCCTCAACTTGCGCTCGGCAAGGGTAGAGAACCGAGCACTTTTCATAAGGCGTGGTAAGGTTCAGTGAGTACACAGAAGACCACGCAGAATTATTACATCACGGTATAATGTTTATCGTGATAAGTTAGTTAGATAGATAGGTAGTGATATGTCTCGTTTCATTCAGCCTCAACCTCAGAAGCAACCTAAACAAGAAAAGCCCCGTGAGATGACTCGTCCGGGTTCTTATACTTCTGAAGATTTGATGGGCTCAAAAAAGATTTCAACTAAAGGGGGTTATAAATAGTGGCCTCTTATTATGGTTATAAAGAAAAAGTAAGTGATGAACAGTTAATCAATATTATTGAATCAGGAGTTCAAAACTCAATTGGTGATTGGTTAAACTCATCTGATCTTACTTATGAAAGATTAAAAAGTACTTATGAATATGCTGGAGTACCTGCAGGACATCTAAGTCCTCAAGGTGTATCTAGTATTGTAGATACTTCTACGACTGAAACGGTTGAAGCATATGCTGCTATTCTAGCTGATTTGTTTTTAAATAATCAAAGGTTAGCTCGTTTTGTTCCTTACAATGATACTCCGGGGGCTTTTAAAACAGCTAAAGATGCATCATTATTAGTTAATTATTGTTTGTTTAAACAAAACAATGGATGGGAAATTCTAGAAGCATGGATGAAATGTGCCTTGCTTTGGAAGAATGGTATTATCCGTTGGGATTATGTCGAAGACTATGAATATGTCTTTGAAGAGTATGATAAGATTACTCAAACTAAACTAGATACTTTATTAGCTGAAGACAATATTGAAATTGTAGGGGATCTTCAATTTGAGAATGAAATCTCAATGGAAGGTTCTACTGAATTTGTTTATGTTGATGTTCGGTTAAGACGCAAAGTAAATAAATCCAAAGTAAAATTAGAACTTATTCCACCAGAATCCTTCAGGATTTCTAGGGATGCTACAGCAATTGATCAAGCAGACTTTGTAGGTATTCAATCTACCTATACTCGTTCTGAAGTTCGTAAGATGTGGCCTGAAATCTCTGAAACATTATCTGAAGATGACTGGAATGAATTGGGAACTAATCAGTATTGGAATGGTAACACCCGCTATTCAGAGGATGTTGCTGCTCGAAAGCTTGTTACAGGTCAGGAGTATTGGCAGGGATCTGCCTCTCATGACGTGACACCGCTTGAGGCGAACCGTGAAGTTACGGTAACCGAGTGTTGGATGAAAGTCGATCGAGACGGAGATGGTATTACAGAGCTGAAGCGATTTATTCTAGCAGGCACACATATCTTGCTAGAAGAAGATGTTGATATGATACCGCTTGCTTCATTGTCTCCCATCAATATACCGTTCGAGTTTTATGGACTATCCATCGCTGACTTCACGCGTTCGTCCACCCTAGCATCTACTGCAATTCTTCGGGGTTTTGTAGAGAATACTTATTTAACTAACTATTCTCCAAAACTCGCAGATCCAAACGTAGTAGATTTTAGTGCGCTTCAAAATATGAAGCCAAAGCAGATTATCCCTACTAATGGTAATCCTGCTACTGCTGTATCAGCTATGGTCCCAGAGGCTATGAGTACAGGTACAGTTCCTTTGCTTGAACATTTACAAATGATTAAAGAACAAGCTACAGGTATGTCTAAGGCTGCTCAAGGTCTTAACGATACTCTTTATGTTTCAGGTAACTCTGAGCAGAAGTTAGCGGCTGTACAGTCGGCTTCACAAAAGCGTATTCAACATATTGCTCGTCGGTTTGCTGAGACAGGATTTAAACGTCTATGTTTAGGTATTTATCATACTATGCGTAAATGTATGACTCAAGAAGTAAATTGTAATCTAGCAGGTAAATTTGCTAATATTAAACCTTCAGACTTACCTTATAGTCTTGAATGTGAAGTATTTGTAGATATCGGTGAGAATTCAAATCTTAATAAGATTCAGAAGTTAAAATCACTTGGTCAAGAAGTTATGCCTGCATTGCAAACTCAAGGTGCTGGAATGGTTATTAAACCAGAAACACCTGCAGTACTTGCAAATCAACTTGTAGAAGCAATGGGTCTTGACTCAAATGACTTCTTTGAAGATTACACTACAGATGAGTTTAAACAAAAAGCTGCTCAAGCTATGCAGAAGAAGTCTCAAGAAGCTGAACAAGCTAAACAACTTGAACTTGCTAAAGCACAAGCAGATGTACAGTTACAACAAGCAAATGTTGGTTATACTCAAGCACAAGCTAAAAATACTATTGATGATAATAGTCGTCAAATGGCAATTGCTATTGATAGACATTATCAAGAATGGGCAGACATGGCTATTAAAGCTGTTAAAGAAGGAGCAGAGATTCCTCCGCATCCAGACTTTAATGAAGTAATAGCAATGACTCAACAGATTATGAACCAAGGACAATAATGGAAAAGTACCGTAAGTCAGGCGAGAAGAGCCTGGGTAATAAAGTTCACCCAGATATGTTAGCTAAGGAGGCTTTAATTAAAGCTTCTTTTGCTTCTCAAGAGCGTCAAGAATTTTTCGATGACGCTTATGGTGAATTACTAGTAACATACTTTATGCACTGGTTAAAAACAGATCCACATGAAAGTAAAACAAGAGAGTTTATTTATAACTCTGCTCTTGCTTTAGGGGATGTTCGTCAAAAGCTAGTAGAGTATGAAACACTAGGAAAAAATGTAAAATTTATGGAGGACAATAATGCGTCAAATTAACTACAATGAAATTCTAAGTAATATCAAAGATATGATTAATGTCTTAGAATATGACTCAATGCGTAGCCCTGGAAAAGCAAAAATTAATGCTGATACTATTGTCAGTCTTTATGCTTTGAAAGACCGCTACGAAAATACAGCAGTAGAAGCACCTACTGTAAAGCAAGAAGCAGCAGTAGAAGAAGCTCCTGCTAAAAAACCTGTAGGCCGCCCTGCGGTTAAATCTACAGCTAAATAACTGAGGATAAAATTTTATGGCTG